TAGCTTCGACTGGAAGCTGTTCTCACCAACCGCACGAACCATTTGTAGCGGTACGTATGGGCAATAGAAGATACCTGCGTCAAAGGCGTTAGTACCTTTGTAGCCTACAACTAGGAAGTTGGAGGATGCATATGGATCAATGTACACACGGTAACGACCATTAAGAACACCGACAAATGTGTTGCCTGTGTCATCAACGTTTAGGTTGTTGCTGTTTAGAGCTGGTGTGTTGTCTAGGATACCTGCCATTTGTAGCGCTGATGCAACATCAGAGGAACAGATTAGCATGTTGCCTTTACCACGACGAGTCGCTTTTGCGATTTCATTGGCTTCACGCTCGATTTGGAACATAAGACCTTTGAACTTCTCTACAGACCAACGACCATTTGCGTCAACATCTAGATCGAAAGTACCTGCAGCAGCAGTACCTGTTTGAGCACCCGCAACAGCGTTTGTACGAACAGTTGTGATGACTTCACGGTTGATTTCTGCTAGAAGTTCTGCAGAAAGCATATTCGCTAGTTCTGTTTCAGCGTCAAGACCGTGAATAGCTTTCAAGTCTTGTGCTAGTTCAGTTGTGTACTCAGCTTTTAGCGCACGGCTTTTTGCTTCTACTGTTACTTTCTCAATAGAGAAAGACATTTCAGCCATTTCGTTGTTTGCAAAGTCGCCTAGGGCTTCTGCTTCAGCAGTTGTGCTTGATGCGGCAAAGGAAGTATTCGCTTCACCGTATAGAGCTTCTGCACCATCTTGTGCACCGTAACGTGAACGCATTGCAAAGATCAAGCCAGTTGGGCCTGTCATTGGCTGAACGCCAGCAATGTCATATGCGATTAGGTTAGGCATCGCACGGCGTACAAGTGAAATCAATACTGGGTTGTATGTATCGATCCCGCCAGCACCGTCAACGTTAATGTTGTTACCAGGCGCAGCTTCCAATAGAGAAGTCGGTGAGTACGACTGTCCCTCATTAAGAGCCTTTTCAGTATTCTCAAGAATAGTAGCCGTAACTGCTTTTCTGTGAGAGTCTTGAATTTTACCAAAGCTTTCGTGCTCCAAGATTGGAGTCCACTTTTTCATTAGTTCTTCGTTTCTCATTTTTGTTTCTCCTTGTTTGAGATCAACTAGTAGTATTTATAAAAAGTTATCTTTTGCTTAGACGATCAAGAGCAGTGACATAACGGTCCACAGACTCATCAAGTATAAGAGTATCTTGTGCTTTAGGCTCTACTGTTGCTTCTTCAAGCATGTCAGTTTCGTCAGTCGCTTCTACTACAGAGGTAGTAGATTCTACAAAATAGGACTCTTTGATTGCGAGGATTTTAGTTCTGTACTCTGATGTAGAGTCAAAAGAAAGTCCCTCTGAGAGTGTAGCTAGCTTATCCGCTTGTGTGTCGGTTAGACCTTCAGCCACATCTGCCATTGCTGCTTGACGCTCAAGAGCAGATTTTTCTTCTTTTAGTGCAATCATTGATTCAACAGTTTCATTGTATTTGGCTGCTTGCTCGTCTAGACGTGCTTCTAGGTCTGCAATAACATCAACTTGCTCATCTGAAACTTCTAGGTTATGCTGCTCTACAAGACCTTTAAGAGAGTCTAGTAGTGATTCTGCAACTTCAACTTTAATAGAAGATTCAACAGATACTTCGTTCTGTTCCATCCACTGTTCAATCACATAGTCTAGGTAGGAGTCTACCTTTTCGACTAATTCGTCTGTTGCCTTAGCAACTTGTTCTTCTAGATCAGTAGCGAACTGTGTTTCTAGCTCTTCACGAATCGTTGCCGATTTTTCATGAATCGCTGCTTCAAAGACTGCTTCTGCTTTTGTTTTGAAATCTTCTGATAGGTCTTCGCCATCAAAGATTTTGTCAAACGTAGCGGCTTCTGCTACCTTTTCCATTTTCTCTGCTGGTGCAGCTTTATCTGCTTTACGCTTTTTGGTAGTTCCACCTTCAGGTGTTACAGCGTCTGCAGACTCAGAATCTTCACCAGTTGCTTTAACTTCTACAAGTTCGGCATCTAGCTTCTTTTCTAGTTCTTCGCTCATTTGTGCTCTCCTTCTAAGATTGTTTAAAAATCTAATATTATTTATAATATTTACTTACTTGCTAACGAGTTGATAAACTTCTTGAACATAGCAGATGCTTGCTCTTCTAGTTCTCTTTTACTACGCTTGGCAGTCTCTTTTATCTCTTGTACAGTTGCTTCAAATGCTTCTTCGGCAACAACTGCTGCAGCAGCCGACATTTTTTGCCAAGACCCACTTGCAACATCGTAATAAAACTCGACGCCTTCCATAATACCATTAACAAATGCATCAGGTGCCGATGGATCGGCTACGATATCTCCTGCAGTAGCAAGCATGAAGTCGCCTTGAACTTCCATAATACCGTTCTTATTTTGTTTTAATGACCCCATACCTCTAGAAGAAATACCAAGTTGTGCGCCCTCATCGATTAGATTTTTTACGATCTTACCCATTGGGGTATCCATAACCTTAGCTTTACCTACGATATTAGACCCATCTTCTCTTAGCTCAGTGAACAGGTGAGATACACGATCAAGGTTTATTGTTGGACCTTGGGGGTGTCCTAGTTCGCCATATGCTCTGTTCTTTAAAACGTAGTTTTCGTTGTAACGATTAGTTTCACGCTGAAGAGTTTCTACAGGATACACACGACCATTCTTGTTCTTAATACCACCTTGCATAATGATACCTTCAATGAAGTAGTTCTTGCCCTTGGCATTACCTTCTTCGTCTAGAATATCCTCAGAAAGGTATGTTATGTCTTCAAAGGTTTCTTTGATTAATAGTGTCATCTTGTATTCCCTATCTCTTATAAGCTATTGGAGTTGCCCAAATACTAGCACTACCACCTACGCCATCCAAAATATCGCCGGGTGCTTTTTCTATCACAACTCGTTCTCCTGCAGCAAGATACAGTTGATATCCTGTAGCTACATTGAGTAATGGACAGGCTGTTCCTGTATTAAGAACACTAACCAATCTAGCATTTGATACTACGTCTGGAGCAGCGTGAATATCTACTGCTACACCTGTTGCTTTTAAAATGGACATATCTTTCCCTTATCCTACTTTACTCATGGCAAAGTCCATCATCTTCATAAACATGCGTTCATCTTTATTTATAGCATCTGAAAACTTTTTCTGATTAGCCCCATTTAATGCATCGTGTACTTTTACCATAGCAGATGCTGTGAACAAATCTACTTTAGTTTTTCCGCCATCAGAGAACTTAACCTCTTTCATAGATTTGGACTTGACAATACTTTTTAGATCGTCTATAACTGATTCAGATAGTATTAGAGACTCTTTGAAAGATTTCATCTTCTTTTTACCATAGCCCTCATCCATATCATCGTCATCCTTTTCCATCCAGTGGTCACCTTCAGGATCATTGGAATCGTTTTCACAATCAGATGTAGGCTTACCGTATTCGTCGCCACAATCTTTACACACCATAGTGGAATCATCTACAGTATCTTCGTCTTCTTTGACTAGATATGCCTGATCATAATCCGCTTTGGATTTATCTTCATCATTGTCAGCTAAGCGCTTTTTCTTAGATGGTGTATCTTTAGTATTTTGCTTCACAGGATAATCTTTAATATCCACTGTGTGTTGATCAACAAAACGTTGTTCTTCCGGACGCTTTGTTCCAGGGGCGCTAACAGTTTCCTTGATGATGCTTTTAACTAGTTTTGACATATTATCAGTCTTCCGTTTCTTGCGTTTCGTTTTCTTGATCCACATGTTCTTGATCAATATTATTTTCAGATGATCCAAACATACTATCATATTTAGCACTAATAGCAGAGTTCATTTTATCCGCCATAATCCCATCAAATCCCTTTTCAAATGCGCTTGCATCTCCTGAAAATGCCGTTGCGATCATATCTCTAATATTATCCATTCATAATCTCCTTATCTAATAGTTATTTAGTAAAAATCAATATTGTTCATCAGTAGTCTCTGCTCTATTACTACCCTCGGCTTCGATCTCTTCAAGCATGGATGATATTTCATCTTCAGTCATCTGTAGGATATTTTTCCATACCCAAATCTTAGAGTAGTATTGACCAACATATTCATCCATATCTCTAAGGGCTTGAATGCGGTTTTGTAGTATTTCCGA